TGGTGATCGATCCTTTATGTGGGAGTACTTGTCATAATAGTATGGACTTAGATGGTCAGATTAAACTTGGTCACCTTCTTCTACAAGATAGAAAATGCAGAACGTGTGGTGAAACAAAAAATTTAATTGATGGTTTTTATAGAACAAGAAAAGATAGAGGTCCAGTTGCATCATCATATTCTTATGAGTGTAAGGAGTGTACTATAAAGAGAATAGTTGTTAGTAGAATAACCTCCAGTGTTTTTGATAGATGGGAATATCCAGATTGGTAGTTCACGTCACATTTCCCCACTGAAAAACACCTATTTAATAAATATTTTCAGATAAACTGAGATCACGGAGAAAAACATGGCGACTCCTCAATTATCTCCAGGTATTATTACCAGGGAGGTTGACTTAACAGTAGGAAGAGCTGATAATGTATTGGACAACATTGGCGCTATTGCTGGACCATTTGCAATAGGTCCTGTTGAAGAAGCTATTGAAGTTACTACCGAACAAGAATTAATCAACACTTTCGGTAAACCACTCTCAACCGATGCTCAGTATGAGTATTGGATGAGCGCATCTTCTTACCTTTCATATGGTGGCATTTTAAAAGTCGCTAGAGTTGACGGAAGCACTCTCAATAATGCGAATGCTGCTGTAGGATATGCGGCGACTACAAACTTAAAAATTAAAAACTTTGACGATTATAACACTAATCACTCTTCAGATGCTGTTCAATACACATATGCATCTAAGAACCCAGGGAAATGGGCAAATGATTTAAAAATCTGTACAATTGACGATCTTGCAGATCAAACAATTGGTATTACAACAACTGATCTTGGCAACGCTGGTGCTAAGATTGGATTTGGCGTTACTACTGCTCTTAGTAGTGCTGTTATTCCTGGAGCAGGAACAACTTCAGAATTCAATGGTTATCTGAAAGGAATCATTACTGGAGTTTCAACTGACGCAACAAATGGTTCAAGTACCATTGATGTTAAGATTGTTTCCAGAGTTTCTTCTGCAGGAACGGAAACAAAAATTTCTTATTCAAATAGCGATCCTGTTTCTTCAATCGAAGTTTCTGATACCGTATTCTTTGTAAACAATTCCGGCATTAACACTGGTGCTCTTGGCCAAACTGGAACAAGTGCAGTAACATCGGTTGACTGGTATGATCAACAAACTCTTGGATTAACGAATTCAACTGTTTATTGGAGATCAATTGCACCAAAACCAGTAACCAATAACTATTCTCTCGATAGACAAGGTAAAAACGATGCTCTCCACGTCGTTGTTGTTGATGACACTGGATCTGTAACTGGAATTCAAGGAAACATCCTTGAAAAGCATCTGAGTCTGTCCAAATCTCTTGATGCAGTATCAAATGTAAATGCACCACAAAAGATTTGGTATAAGAACTACCTTGCTCAATTCTCAAGCAATATTTACGCAGGTAAGAATCCATCTTCTGCTGCAGATGCTTATCACGGAACAGAACCAGTTCCAACTGGATTCTCAAGTGGATATACCAAGTATACTACCGCACAAGGACTTTGGGGACAGAATGCACAAGGCATCACCTACAGCGCAGTTGGTAATGTAACTTATACTTTATCTGGAGGAGTTGATTATTCTGCCAACGGTGGAATGACTGCAACTCTTGCAAATCTGAATACAGCATACGACTTGTTCTCCAACAAGGATGAAATCGCTGTTGACTTCTTGCTGATGGGCCCTGGACTTACTGTAGAGTCTGATTCTCAAGCAAAAGCAAATAAACTGATTTCGATCGCTGAAGGAAGAAAAGATTGTATGGCAGTCGTTTCTCCACACAGAGCGAACGTTGTTGATATTACTAATACAACAACTCAAACTAACAATATTTTGAGATTCTTTAGTCCTCTGTCATCTTCTTCATATGCAGTATTTGATAGTGGATACAAGTACACCTACGATAGATTTAATAATTTGTTCCGCTATATTCCATGTAACGCAGACGTTGCTGGATTAATGGCAAGAACCACTCTCAATGCTTTCCCATGGTTCTCACCTGCTGGACAGCAAAGAGGTGTTCTGAACAATGCAATTAAACTTGCATACAGTCCAAATAAGTCTCAAAGAGATCTTCTTTATGGTGCAAGAGTTAATTCAATTGTAAATCAACCAGGAATTGGTATTCTCCTCTTTGGTGATAAGACTGGACTTGGTTATGCTTCTGCCTTTGATAGAATTAATGTTCGTCGCCTGTTCCTCACAGTAGAGCAAGCACTTGAAGGTGCTGCGAATGCTCAATTGTTCGAACTCAATGATATTAACACAAGAACAAACTTCGTTAATATTGTTGAACCATACCTTCGTGATGTTCAAGCGAAGAGAGGAGTTGTTGACTTCTTAGTCATCTGCGATGAAACTAACAACACTCCAGATGTCATAGACAACAATGAGTTCAGAGCTGACATCTTCCTGAAACCAACAAGATCAATTAATTATGTAACTTTAACATTTGTAGCAACTCGCACTGGCGTCAGCTTCTCTGAAGTTGCCGGAAGAGCTTGATCAGATAACTAATTACACAGGAGGAATTTAAAAATGGCTGAAGCAAGAACGATCTCACAATTTAAATCAAAATTGGCAGGAGGTGGAGCAAGACCCAATCTATTTGAGGTTTCAATCCCTTCTTTCCCAGCTGGTGTTGACGCTGGAGTTTGGAATTCTGGAGATGATGCAGAACAAGGACTCTTTAAATTTTTATGTAAGGCAGCAGCACTTCCCGCATCAAACATCGCCAATATTGATGTTCCTTTCAGAGGAAGAATTTTAAAAGTTGCTGGCGACAGAACATTCGATGTTTGGACTGTTACTATCATCAACGATGAAGATTTCAGATTAAGAACTGCATTTGAACAGTGGATGAACGTTATCAGTAAATTGGATGATAACACTGGGGTTACTAATCCCGGATCTTATATGACTAATGCATTTGTCCAACAACTTGGTAGAGGAAATAGTGTTGCTTCTCAATCTAATGCAGGTGGAGAGCACACTGTTCTGAGAACTTACAAGTTCTATGATATTTTCCCAACCAACGTTTCTGAAATTGCTCTGTCATACGATACTGATAATGCCATTGAAGAATTCACTGTCGATTTCCAAGTCCAATACTGGAGCGCAGGTGAGTCCGCACAATCTACTGGATCTAACGTAAACGAAGTTCAAATTATCTGATAAATAGTAGAAAGTTAAACGATTAATAATGGCAAAATTATTTGGGTTCTCAATAGAGGACACTGAGCCACTATCTCCTACAGCGGTTTCCCCCGTCCCTCCTAATAATGAGGACGGGGTTGATCACTATATGAGTAGTGGTTTTTTTGGTTCTTATGTTGATATTGAAGGTGTATATAGAACTGAGTTTGATCTAATTAAAAGATATCGTGAGATGGCACTTCATCCAGAGTGTGATAGTGCCATCGAAGATATTGTAAATGAAGCAATTGTTTCTGATACAAATGATACGCCAGTAGAAATTGAACTTTCAAACTTAAATGCTAGTGATGGCATTAAAAAGAAAATTAGACATGAATTTAAATATATACTTGATTTGTTAGATTTTGATAAAAAATCTCATGAAATTTATAGGAATTGGTACATTGATGGTAGATTGTATTATCATAAGATCATTGATTTAAAAAATCCTCACGAGGGAATTCAAGAGCTTCGTTATATTGACGCAATGAAAATGCGTTATGTAAGGCAGAGTAAAAAACCAAAAAACGATAACGGAAATCCCGTACAAAGACTTAGAAGTGATAATCCTATGGATTATGACTTCCCCGAAATTGAAGAGTATTTCATTTATAATCCAAAGTCAGTTTATCCAACTGGCAACCCAATGCAAACTGGTGCAAGTCAAGGAATTAAAATTGCAAAAGATGCAATTACCTATTGCACTTCAGGTTTAGTTGATAGAAATAAGGGATCAACTCTTTCATATCTTCACAAAGCAATCAAGTCTCTCAATCAACTTCGCATGATTGAAGATTCATTGGTTATCTATCGTTTGAGTAGAGCACCAGAAAGAAGAATTTTCTATATTGACGTTGGCAATCTTCCCAAGGTAAAAGCAGAACAATATCTTCGTGATGTTATGATGCGTTATCGCAACAAACTTGTCTATGATGCAAACACTGGAGAGATCCGTGATGACAAAAAATACATGGCAATGCTTGAGGATTTTTGGCTACCTAGACGAGAGGGAGGACGTGGTACTGAAATTTCTACTCTTCCAGGTGGACAAAACCTTGGAGAAATCACAGACATTGAGTATTTTAAAAAGAAGTTATATAGATCACTCAACGTCCCGCCGTCTCGCATGGATGGCGAAGGTGGATTTAATCTCGGTAGATCTTCAGAAATCCTCAGAGACGAACTGAAGTTTACTAAGTTTGTTGGAAGACTTAGAAAGAGATTCTCAAATATGTTCAATGATATGTTGAGAACGCAATTGATTCTCAAGAACATTATTACTCCTGAAGATTGGGAAGTGATGAGTGAGCATATTCAATATGACTTCCTCTATGATAATCATTTCTCTGAACTTAAAGAAGCAGAACTTCTTAACGAAAGACTGACAATGGTTCAAACAGCAGAACCATATGTTGGAAAGTATTTCTCTCAGGACTATGTAAGACGTAAGATTCTTCGTCAAACTGATGTAGAAATTCTTGAGCAAGATGCCTTGATTAAGAAGGAAATTAAGGATGGAATTATTCCAGATCCCGCAACTATCGATCCTCAGACTGGTTTACCATTTGAACAAACTCCAAATATGGATCTTGGAAAACCAGTAATGGAGCCCGATCTTGAAGGGGAAACTATGGAACCAGTAGAAATTCCCAAGGGCGGTGAGATATAAATACCTTTAGTTATCAATTGATTTATTAAAATGGAAGAACTTTTAGATATGATTGTCACTGATGAATCTCCTTCACAAATTAGTGATAAGATCAAAGATTTGTTATTTGCAAAATCAGCAGAAAGAGTTGATGCTTTTCGTCCAGTAGCAGCGAATTCTCTTTTTGGAAATAATGAAATTGAATCTGAAATGGATGCCGAAGACGATTACTCAAACGAAGAAGAAGAGTAATTATAAATAAATAAAAATCTTATAAAAAATGTCTAGGATATTAGTTTCTGCCAATGAGTTTATACTGTCTGCTGGCATTGGCAATTCGACAACCGTAAATAATGCAAGAGCAGTCAGAGTTTATAACACTTCTGGTGGAGATGCTGTCATTTATGTAACTGATTCGGCTTATTCTGGCATTGGTTCTGTCACAATCAAAGACGGCACTATTGAAACTATAGAAAAAAGACCAGATGATTATCTTTATTTCACTGGTTCTTCTTCAATTAAAGTAGCAAGAGTAGGTATTACCCAATGAAACTCATCAGAGAAGAAATCGAATCAGTAGAATTTCTTGTCGAACAAAAGAACGGCAAGAAATCAATGTACATTGAGGGTGTTTTCCTTCAGGGAAACATTAAAAACCGTAATGGCAGAATGTATCCTATGGAAACACTCCGCCGTGAAGTAGCTAGATATAGCGAAAATCATGTTCAAGCGGGAAGAGCATTGGGAGAACTGGGACATCCTGATGGCCCAACTGTAAACCTTGATAGAGTTTCTCATAAGATCGTTTCTTTGAAGGAAAGCGGATCTAACTTTATTGGTAAGGCAAAAATCCTCAACACACCAATGGGTAAGATCGCATCTTCTCTGATTGAAGAAGGTGTAAAACTTGGCGTTTCTTCTCGTGGCATTGGTTCTCTT